TTTGGAGAGATGCTGATTCGTGCTTTGTGAGTCCTGTGCGCCCGTCTGGCGTTGGCGTTGCTGGCTTGTTCCTGTTGTGGGTCATCTCATCTCTCCGTTGCGTTGTTGTGGCTGTTACGTTACCGCTTATGGGGTTTGTTGTCTTATACCGTTTTGGACTAAGGGTTCGGTGGGCGTGCTGCTTAGTGCAGGATAGTGCACAATAGTAGCAATCTACTATTCAGTAGTGATAATCATTCGTATTGTAAGGTATTGTATTATATATATATTATTAGAGATATATATATATAATATATACTGAATAGCTGAATACACAATTACATAAACAAGAAAACCCCCAATTAAGGAGGTTTAAATGTCTTTCTCTACTAAGTTGCTATTCTGTCTATTCTGCTCTGTAACCCGCTTGGTTGTGCGGTTTGCTGAATAGTAAAACGTGTTATTCAGCAACTATCCAGAGGCGATAAAAACAACGTAACTCGCCTAAAACCAAACACTTATACAACACTACACCAGCGTCACTACTTTGCAAAGTATCTTGTGATTTCTTTCTTGTTGGACGGATGAACAGACTTCCTTGCCTCGAGCATCCCCTTGCCCACCATCTTTTCAAGCAGTGCACTCACCTGTGCTTTTGGCGTTCCCCTTAGCCTGTTGCACAAAACCCCGAGCGTTTCGCCGTGGTCTGCATCAATCAGAGAAAGAACCTTTGCCGCAAGCCCGTCTGTTTCTTCTGGTCTCTCGCTCGAATAGGCGAGCTTCACTTTCTTATCCACGTCTCTCATGGCAAGCGCAAACCCCCAACGTACATGTTCAGCGGTTCTGACCCCGCCAGGCAGCGCCAGTATAAGCGACACCTTGGACGCCAACTCATAGCCGCGCCTTGGTATGGCTTCAAGTCCTGTGCCCCCTTTATGCTCGTCTGCGAGCTGATGAAACCTTTCGTATACCTGCTCTAAAAGATCAATGGCTTCCGGCTCTGTCGGTACTACCGTTTTCTCTCCGTCAAACTCAACACGCCCGCCGGGGTCAAGAACATCGAAAACGCCAGGTGCGTGAAGGTTTCTTATTGCCGCCTCTATGCTTTCATTCATGCCCGTTTTTTTGAATTTCTTTTTACGCTTTGGGTTTGTTTCCAAGTCGTCAAAGATCATCGCCCTCGCCATAAATCCGTTTGTGGCCTGCTCGAATCCCATCAGGTCGTTAAACGTGATCGGGGTGGTGTACCCGAGAATTGTCAAGAATGGGCTATCTAATCCGTCGTCTATCTTGTCGAGTGCTTGCCGGTAATGGGCCTGCGACGATTCCAGCTTGCCGCGAGCAATGTCTGTGCTGCTGTCGGCTGCCAGGTTGTCCAGTTTTTTATCAACCTGAGATAGTGACTTGCCCATGGCTTCGCGGATTTCTTCTTTCAAGTCGCCAGTGATGGGCAAGTATCCGTTTGCCTTTGAGTAGACCGACATGACCAGCCCTACGATCCCCTCAAGGTATGAAGCGCCCCCGCGCTTGCTTGCGTTTTCCAGCTTACGGAGAACCAGCCCCAACTCATCAACGCTGTAAAATGCGGCCTGGTGCCTGAGTAGGTTTCGCATAACCTCCTGCTCAGATTTAAACCCACCGTGAACGGCAGCTTGCACGCCAGCCGCTCTCATGATCTTTAAGTACGCTTGCTGCACTGCCTCCTTGCCGGTTCCTGAGCCCGCTACACAAAAGGTAATGATGTTGGCGCTCATATCATCCAGCTCGTCAATGAACCTCATCCCTGCCAAGCCTGATACGGCACACAATGAAGCGGCCACTGAAAGATTTTCTCTAGGGTAAAGGCACTGGCTGTTGATCCATGCCGTAAGCTCACCCACAAACCCGGGCGGGCGCTTTAGGTCAACCCCGGTTGTGTCGAGATCCAGCGGCAAAGGTTCGCCGTCATACTCGAATGTAACGTCTTCGGTGTAGCCGCCTTCGCGGGCATAGTGTAGAAGCGTTCCGTACCCGGCAGGGTTGGCAGACTTTCCGAAGCTGTGCCAGTGGCGTTGAAGTTGGTCAGTGCTGGGGTAGTCGTCACCTGTTGCGCTCCAATCATCCCAAAGTTCAAACCCGGCACCTTGCAGACAGTGGTGAACGGCCATACCTATCTTTACCCAAACCTCATAGTTACAGTTTGGCGATATGTAGGTTAACAGGAGCGCAACCTGTGCGGCGTCTACGTCGATTTCTCCGGCATCAGTTGACACTCGGAAGCGATCAGGTTTTTTTAGTAGTGAAAGTAGGTTGGACGGCGCTTCGTTTATGTCTTGAGGAAACCCCCGTGCTGTTTCGTATTCGCTCCCGCTTGCGTGTAGAGATCCGCTGCCTATCACGAACCCTGAACTTTTGAAATCCACGCCTGGATATTTTTCATGGCTTTGGGCAAGGGACAGCTTTTCAGAAAGCCAGAAATAATGATGTTGGCTTCCTCCCCCAGATCCGGTATCAACCACAAAGGCAGACTTGCACGCCTCCGGCACGTCTTCGCATAACCGCTTGAAGGATTCAACGCCACCGTTCCTGGCGTCCACGTCGATAACAAGGAAGCCCGAACACAGGACGCCAAAGCCGGTATCGAAATGGCCCATCTGGTCAAAGGTTTCTATTTGCTCATCTGACCATTCCGGCACGTTCTGCCAGGAGCTTATGACCGGGTGTTTCAGGATCGCTTCACACTTCGGGTTTCCGCAATCGCACGCGCCTTGGTGCGCGCCATGAATGCCGAAGACCCGGAAACCTGCCTCTATGTAGTCGTGGATTTCATTGATCATTAGATGGCAACTCCGATGGGCTTAGGTATTCAGAAAGCAGCACCATTGTTGCTCTTGTCGGGTTTTCGTTTTTGCCCGCCTTGATAGACAAAATAGTATTCAGGTGTAAGCCGGTGGCAGAGGAAACCATCGTCGAGTTCCTGTCCTGTAGGCGTTTAACGATTTCTTTAAGTTCTAGCATTTTACTGCCCTTTGTTAGTAATTTAATAATTCAGTGTTGACAGCTTAACACTACGCTGGTTACAGTGGCAACCGTCATAACGACAAACACCCAATGAGGCGAAACAGAATGAGCTATTTAGAGAAGGTGCAAAAAGCCATACCGCAAGCGCCGGTAATCACAATTGCCGGCTTCCCTGGCGTTGGCAAGTCAACCCTTGCCGCCCTGTTCCCGAGCCCTATATTCATCCAAGCCGAGAACGCATCAACCGTGTTTGAGACATGGCCCGAAAAAGATCAGCCCGCGTTCTTCCCGGAGGTTCAGCCGGCGAATGCAAAGCGCAAGGTTAAGCCAAGCGAGATCATCCTTGACCAGTTGCGCGAGCTTGTAACCTCAGAGCACCCATTCAAAACGGTTGTGATCGACACCACCACGGCGATGAACACTTTATTTGAAACAGAGGTAGTCGAGTTTGACGACAAGGGCGCGACAAATATTGGGGATGCTGCCGGCGGATTCCACAAAGGATTTTTAGTATCAGCCGGGATGCACGCAAAAATCAGGCAGGCATGTGAGCACCTACGCCGCAAAGGTATCACGGTTATTTTCCTTGCCCATACCGGCATTGTGAAAATGAAGAACCGTCCTGAGTCTGGCGAGTACACCGCATATAGTATCGACATGCCAGAGAAGGCCCGACAGATTTACGTTGGCTCAAGTGACGCCGTGTTTTATTTAAAGGCGCGGGAGTTCGTTATGGGCCATGAGGAAAACAAGAAAGGCCAAACCACAAAATATGGGCGCGTAACCAACACCGGGGAGCGAGTTTTAATCACAAGCTCAGACGGCACGATCGGTTACATCGACGCGAAAAACCGTTACAGCTTACCCGAAGAAATTGACGTTGAAAAAGGAGAGAACCCATTGCTGGCACTCATCCCGTTCTATAACGGCGGCAAGGCCGCACCCGAAACCAATGAGGAAGTTTAATTATGTCATTCTGGAATCTTAACGACGGATCATCAGTAGAGAAAACGGGCGCGTTCGAGATGGGCGGCGGTGATATTGAGCCGATCCCAGGTAACACAAACTGCATAGGAGCCATTGAAGAGGCGAAATGGGATGAGTATCAGGGCGACCGATTCATCAGCCTTAAATGGCGCGTGATGAAGCCTGACGACTACGCCAAGCGCGTGATCTTCCAAAAGGTGCGCGTGTTCAGCCCTGCACCCGAAAAGGCAGACAAGGCCAAGCGTATGCTTGCGGCAGTGGATGCGAACGCGGGCGGAAAGCTCACCAAGGTTCAGGGCGAGCCCTCAGATGTGGACTTGATGAGTGCTTTGGTTGGAAAGGTCATGGCTATCAAGGTTCAGGTATGGGAGCTTGACAAGGACGATAACGGGCAAGTCATCCCGAAAGATGAACGCAAGCGCGGGAACTGGGTCAGTGCTGTGTCGC